TTACACCGGTATGAACCGGGATACGGGGCGGGCTATCACGGACGCGGAGCACATCAGTCAGAGCGTCGGCGATATCCTGCGAACCCCTGTCGGGTCGCGTGTGATGCGCCGTGATTACGGCTCGCTGTTATCCGCAATGATTGACCAGCCCCAGACCCCCGCGCTTGAGCTGCAAATCAAGGTGGCCTGTTACATGGCTGTGCTGAAGTGGGAACCGCGCGTCACGCTGACGGCTGTCACCACCGAGCGCCAGCTTGACGGAAAGATGATCGTTAACCTGACCGGCCAGCAGAAAGATACCGGCGAAACCCTTTCCTTAATCATTCCCGTGAGTTGAAACCATGCCGATTATTGATTTGAGCCAGCTTCCCGCGCCGGATGTAGTCGAGGAGACTGATTTTGAAACCCTCCTCGCTGAACGAAAGGCGACCCTGATTTCGCTGTATTCACCGGAGCAACAGGAAGCTGTTGCGCGCACTCTGGCGCTGGAGTCTGAACCCCTGACCAAATTCCTTGAGGAAAACGCTTACCGTGAAATGGTCTGGCGCCAGCGGGTCAATGAAGCCGCGCGGGCGACCATGCTTGCCTGGGCCCGCGATGCCGATCTCGATGTGATGGCCTTTAACAACAACACCCTGCGTCTGACCATCACCCCGGCAGACGACACCACCATCCCGCCGACACCGGCGGTCATGGAGTCCGATACCGATTTGCGTTTGCGCGCCCAGCAGGCGTTTGAAGGACTGAGCGTCGCCGGGCCGACCGGAGCCTATGAGTACCACGGTCGCAGCGCGGACGGGCGCGTGGCGGATATCTCCGTCGTCAGTCCGACGCCAGCGAGTGTGACCATCACCGTGCTCTCACGCGAGGGCGATGGCTCTGCCGGGGCGGATCTGCTGGCGGCGGTGGAAAACGCGCTGAACGCCGAGGATGTGCGCCCGGTAGGCGATCGCGTGACGGTGCAGGCCGCTACCATCGTGCCGTATCAGATTGACGCAAAACTCTTTTTCTACCCAGGGCCTGAAGCGGAACCGATCCGTCAGGCTGCCGAACAGCAGTTGCAGGACTACATCAGTTCGCAGCGTCGCCTGGGGCGCGATATCCGCCAGTCGGCGATCTATGCCGCGCTCCATGTGGAAGGTGTTCAGCGCGTGGAACTGACCGCGCCCGCCGCGGACATCGTGCTCGACAAGCATCAGGCGTCGTATTGCACCCGCTACCGCATCACCGCAGGGGGTACGGATGAGTAACGATCGTCTGCTGCCCGTCGGGTCCTCGGCACTGGAAGTGGCGGCAACAAAGGCGGCGTCAGAGATTGAGCGCGTGCCGGTGCCGCTGCGCCAGCTCTGGGACCCATGGCAATGCCCTGTGGCGCTGCTGCCGTGGCTGGCCTGGGCGCTGTCGGTTGACCGCTGGGATTTTACCTGGCCGGAAGCGACGAAACGCAGCGTGATTGCGGCTTCGTTTTACGTCCATCAGCACAAAGGCACCATCAGCGCCCTGCGGCGGGGGATTGAGCGGCTGGGGTTTTTGTTTGAAGTAAGGGGGGGGGGGCGGGCG